GCATCAACCGCGACCATTGCGGCCCGCGTGTTCAGTTCGTCATCACTGGCCTGCTTGACCTCGGTAATGGCGCTTTCCAGCGTGCGGCGCTGTTCGGCAATCTCCTGCGTCTTGCGGGTGTAATCCGCGCGAAGCATGATATTGTCTTTGAGTTCGGCAGGAACCTTGAAGGTCTTGCCGTCTATTTCGACTTCCGCAAGGTCCGGCTCCAGGGCTTCCTCTTCGGAATCCTCGTCCTCGGTTGTCTCGCTTTCGTCTAGGTCCTCTTCCAGTTCGTCAATAGCCTCGACTTCCGGCAGATCAGCCGGTTCGGTCGTTTCATCCATGTTTCACCTGTGGGCTGTGCGACTGCCTAGTAAGGCTCGGTCGCGGGCTGTCCGGCAAAGGGCTGAATGCTCTGTGCCTGGATTACGGAATGCTGGGCCTTGTACCGCTCAATTTCGAGCTTCTCGGCTTCCAGTTGCAGCTCCTGCTGACGCAAGGCCAACTCCTGCTGCTTGATGTCATTATCGGCGTTTTTCGCCTGTTCCTTTTGAAGCGCCTGCTGCATATCCTGCATTTGCTTTTGCACTTCAGGTGGGATGCCTTGCGACTGTTCCAGCTTGTCAGCTGCGTCGTCAGCCCCCGGCCAATCGGATTGGCGCAGGATCATCGGGCCAAGCACCGGGGCCGCGTTCGGGAAGGAACGGATTACCTCGACCATTTCAGCGCGGGTTTCCTCGCGCAGCGTCGAGTAGTTCGGGCCTGCCTTCACCACGAGGTCATATTTGCCCGCTGAAAGGTCGTAGATGCGGTCGATCTGGCCTTGGATGTCCTCGCCCGGTTCTTCGCCCATTGCGCCCTGAGGGGGCTGCTGAGGGGCCGCCATGGGGTCCTGTGGGCCAATCTTGACGTTCTGCGGCTTCATGTCCTCGCCCAGCACGCGAATGACCCGCTCCCGGTTGTAAATCTTGGGGATCAGGTCGATCAGGATGCGGCCAGCGTGACGAATGGCGCGGGATAGATTGTCGATGAAGTGGAAGGTCGAAACATCGCCTTCCCTGCGGCGCGCATTGATTGCCACACCGCTGGTTTCATTCGATCGAGCGCCCAAGGACGCATCGTACATGCCAATGATAGCCTTCATGTCGTCCGAGGCGTTCAAGGCTTCCTGCAACGCGCCTGCCGGAACCCCATCGAAAGGCTGGCGCTGTGGCATTTGACTGCCCTTGGCGTATTCCAGATAGGGGTGAGTAACGCTGTTCGCCGTTGACCAGCGCGGATCAATATCAAATGCGCCTTCCTCGCCAATGAACGGAGCCTTGGGAGCCAGCGCAATCAACTCGGTCGCCATGGTGCGCCAATAGTTGAACATCCGCTGTGCATCTTTGGCGTTGTGGATCAGCGAGCGGAAATAGCGCTTGCCCTCGACATTGATCTCATCGCCATAGACCGGGACAATCGGAATGTAACTGCCCGGCCAGTCATTCGTTTCCAGCACTTCAGCGCCGGTCAGGATGTATTGCGTCACCTTGTGCGTGCGCAGTTCACCCTCGCCCACCGGCATGATGCCGCGCAGGATGTAGGGCATCAGGTCGGATTCTTCGTCCGCTTCGATCTCACTGCCATCCGACAGTTTGACCGTGCGAATGGTGATCGGCTCGCGATGCCAGTATTCGGCAACCATGATGCGCTCATCTTCGCGCCACGGCTCTTGCAGCGTCAGGTAGCCGTCATCTTCCCAATCAACCTGGGCCGCGTCCTTGTATTTGGCTTGGAACTTGTCCTTGGCCAGCATCGAGACGACGAAAGCGCAATCCCAATCCGCACTGTCTGCGCTTTCGCTATGCGGGTCGCCATAGACTGCAAACGGATTGGCAATACGCTCAAAGGCAATGTCCTGCCCGTCATCGGTCAGGTTGATGCGGAAATAGCCAAAGCCATTCGAGATGGCGCTTTCCGCCGCCGTGTCGGTCGCAACGTCCGCATCGCTGGTAACCTGAATGTTGCGGATCAGACCGTTGATAATTTCCGCCGTTTCCGGGTCCGCATTGTCATCGGCAGGATGCACCACAATCGCAGGCTTGTTCTGGCGCACGTCATTGACCACTTGCCGGATGAAGGCGGGCATCTTGTTGATGGTCAGGCAGGGGCGATAGTCTTTCTCCCGCTCCGCCTTGACCTTTTCCGGCCATTGCTCACCGAGACGGGCAAACTTGAGATCATCCAACCCCTCAATGCGAAAGTCGCGTTCGTGGTCTGCCGCCAGTTCAAACTTTTCACGGGCAAGGGAGAGAATTTCCTCCTCAGTCATCCCATCCACCCCCCAGCCATAGCTTCCCGGCGAACCGGCTTCTTTGCGGCGCGCGGCTCTTCATAGGCCACGCACATAAGCCCGAAGGCATCAGCAGCATGGCTCGCCCAATCGTGATTAGGCCCAAGCCCAACCCCGCGCTTTTCGTCCCGCTTTTCGTGATAGGCAGCCAAGCAATGGATGCCGTGTTTCGTGGTAGGCTCATTGAACCATATCGCGGGGAACAGACGGCGAGCCGCTTCAACCCGCTTCATGTCCGCGCCCTTGCCTGCGTTCGCCACGGTATCGACCGAGAAGCCCGCCTGCCTGATATGATCCTCGAACCTGTCAGCCGTCACCTTATCGCGCTGCGCTCCATCATGGGGCAGCACGCATAGGGCAGAGCCGTAGCCTTTATCCCGCAACCAGTTCAGATGCGTTGCGAGCGGCTGGCCTTCCGCTTCGTAGTAATCCAACACCCGCACTTCGCGGGACACAAACTGCGCCACCCATATTGAGCAGGCATCACGCACGCCGATGTCCCAAAATGCGCGGTACTGCATCAACGGGTCAGCCGCTACGCGACCGATGCGGCCTTGCTCGCGCGCCTTGTCCAGACATTCAGCGAAGTAAGCCCCTTCAACAGCCGCGTCGAAGTCACATTCCATTTCGCGCCGGTACTCGTTTGCGCTCATTTGCTGGCGCATGGCGTCAAGTTCGGATTGCTCGACTAACCCGGTTTCCGATGCCTTCAACTTCAGCGCGAACCAGTCAGGGCTTTCCACCGCAGTCTGGTAAATGTCATAGAAGGCGTTGCGGCCCTTTGGCGTCCCGATGAACAGCGCCCACCCCTGCCTGTCGGCTAGTGCAGGGCGGATAACCTCAGTCCATGCCTGTGGAGGCTGGTCAGCATATTCATCCAACACAACGCCATCGAGATAGATGCCACGCATTCGATCGTAGTTGTCAGCACCGTAGAGCCGGACCCGTGCCCCGTTGGGTAGGTCAACCCTCAATTCGCTTTCATTGATCGATGAACCTGGGATGCCGCCAGTGTATTTCTTGACGTACCCCCAAACCACATCCTTGGCCTGCGCATAGTAGGGCGCGACATAGGCAAAACGCGGATCGGGTTTCTTGCACCTTAGCGCGAAGTCGATCAGGTCCATGATCGCTGCGACTGTCTTTCCGGCACGGCGATGGGCGACGACGCAGGCAAAGCGCTCGGTCCTGCAATGTAACGATTCAAACGCTGGCCTGTGCGAGTACGGCAGGCTAATCCGTTGATGCACGAGGCACCCCGGTTTCGATAATCAGCGAGGCAGCCAGAGAGCCACTAACAGACACACCCACAAGCTTGGGGTAGATTGTCTGCCAAAACGCCTTTTCGTTCTCAGGGCTTTCCTTAGCCCAATCCGCAAGCCGTTCAGACCCACCCAGCGCAGCAGCAGCTTCCGCTATTGCCTCTTTGGCTTCCTTGGCGACCTTGTTGGGCGAACCCTTGGGGCGGCCCGGGCCGGGTTTTCCGCCCGTTATTTTATTCATGGGGGTTGCATCTTTCCGCCACTCCGTTTCCGGTCGGTGGCTATTCCATGCCCTCGAAATTGTTGTAGTAGGCCAGCCAGTCAGCCAGCTTGCCCGCAACAATGAAGTCCGCGCATTCGTCCAACAGCCATTTGGCGTCAGGCATCAGCCAGCTTTTGCCAGTGCTCCACTCAAACATGGTGGCAACGCGCTCGTAGGGTTCAGCTTCCAAGCTATCCCACCACACGGCCAGCAGTCCATGCGAGGGCCATGATGGCTAGGGATTCCATTGTTGCGCCGATCAGACTGGCAGAGGCTAACAAGGATAGGCTGGCAATGAGGCGCATAAGGCCTCCAATTTCTCCCGCCCGCATACACAACGCTGCTTGCGCCCATCTATGTCGGCGCGCTTGTGTTCAACGGGATGGGGCGGGACGGCCTCGACTTCCGAGAGGCCAGATGCAAGTGACCCCCGACATTGCGCTTCACTACTCGCCTGATCAGGGCTTTCACATCGAGAGGCGGCGGGGGTTCTATTGGATGAACTGGCGCGCTAGACGCAATTCCAGATATTAGGCGTATATCTAACTTAGGGCGCGGTCACTTGTCAAGCGTCAAATGCGTTC